AGATCCAGCCCTGCCGGAACTCGACGGCCGGCAAGCCATCCTCGACCAGGTTCGCCATCATCGCCCGCCCGAAGGTCGGGTCAAAGGCAATCTCGCGCACGGCAAACCGGGCACAGAGCTCTCGAATATGATCCTCGACCGCGCGCAGGTCGACGGTGTTGCCCGGGGTCGGGATGATGTAGCCATCCTCCGCCCAGCTGATGTAATCGACCCCGTGCCGCTCGCCCCGCGCCCGCAGATTGTCCTCAGGGCAAAAGAACCACGGCCAGACGCTGAAGCCGTCCTTCGTGGCCCAGGCCGCAACCACGACGGTCAGGTCCTCGTTCTTCGACAAGTCGACCCCGATCCAGCATGGCGCCTGCACCACGTCCATTTCTTCGAGGTCGACCTCGCCCGCGCAGTCGTCATAGACCGACAGGTCGACAAAGGGCGATGTGGTCTGGTCAAGCCAGCGGTTGAGGTTGAACTGCAGGAAGCTTTCCCGATCGAAGGGCGAGTAGACCGCCTTGCGGGCCTTGTCGCGATAGGCGTCGATGTCGGGATAGCCATGCTGCAAACCGGGGTTCACCGCGAACCAGAGGGCTTCGTCCTGCCAGTCATCAGTGGCATCGGCCATGAAGATGACCGGCAAGGTCGCCGGATCGTCAATCTCGCCTTTCTGGACCTTGATGGCATAGTCGACGGTTTTCCAGGCGAGGTTCTCCTGCCCCCGCCCCGAGGTCGAGGCCACCACCATGAGTGTCCCCGGCACCTTGACCAGTGCCGAGTCCAGCGCTTCCCACTGGCGCAGCCCCGCGCGCCCCTCCCAGGCATGCAGCTCATCGGCGATGACCACGTTCGGGGTCTTGCCGTGTTGCACCTTGCCGTCCGAGGCCACCGCGATGTAGCGGGTGCCGATCTCCTTGCAGCTGATCCGCGAGACATATTCGCGAACGTCCAGATGCTTCTGAAGCCGCCTGTCGTGGTTCACGATCAGCGCGGCTTCGTTGAAGAGCTCCATGGCCTGTTCATGGGCCGAGGCCGCCGACACCGTCAGACCACCCGGTTCGCGTTCCGGCCCGATCAGATGCAGAAGCGTGATGGCTGCGCAGAGGCTGGTCTTGCGGTTGCCGCGCGGCAAGAGAAGAACCACGCGCCGCACGATCCGGCTGCCGTCCGGATGGCAGGGCCCATACATCTTGCGGATGATCCGTTCCTGCCATGGGTCGAGCTGGAAGGGATGCCCCGGCGCGCGCGTCTTCGGATGCTTCAGCTTGCGCAGGAACTGCACGGCCCGCTCCCCGCGCCCAAAGGGATCGGGAATGTCGGAGCCGTCATTGATCCAGTCGGGCACCAGCATGGATCAAACCCCGTCCCATCCAAAGAGATCGTCGTCGCCTTCATTGTCATCGACGGTTGGGCGTGACCGGGACACGGGCGTGGCCCCGAGCTCGGCCGCAAGAAGCCGTGCCCGCGTCATGGCGTCGGACTGGACCGAAACGGCGGGATGCCGGCGGGTGCTGACCAGGAGGGAATTACCGTCCTTGTCGACCTTGTAGACCATCTGCACCGCGCCTTGCCGCTGGATGATCCGGTCCATTTCCCGGACCTGGCCCATGGCGATGCAGTAGTTCTCGAGGCTGCCGATATCCGCCGAAGTGAGGATCTTGCGCTGCGCGAGGATTGGCACGATCCGCTGCCATTCAGCCCGCGCATCGTCTGACATCCACTCAGGCGCCGGCATCTCTCCGATGGGATCGCGTTCGATCCGGATTTGAGGCTTGGTGCCGCGCATCAGTGCAGCCTCACGCACCGAAGCTCGAGGGCCGAGTTCCGGCCGAGAACCACAACTTCCCGAAGGTTGAACGCTTCCCCGCGCCAGACCAGGCGATCGGCATTGGTGATGCCCGCCTTGAACCTGGTGCGGAACACGATGAGGGTCTCGTCGCTGGCCCCATAGGCCCGCATTGCCTCAGCCGTCGATTGCTCGACCTTTTCGGCCCGGAGCCAGGCGTAGTGCGACCAGGTCGTTACTGCCCCGCCCGTGTCATTCACGGCATAGGTGGGCCGTTCGATCTTGACCGCATGCTCGAGCTTGCCCGCGCGCATCAGCCATCCTCCCCGACCAGAACCTCGATCGTCACCACGCCGTGCGAGGTCTCGCCGTCCGGATCGCGCAGGAAGCGCATCGAGGCGACATGGACATCGGCGCAATGGAGCCCCGCGCCGAGCGCCAGGCGATCGACGTTGACGGCAGAACGGATCGCGCCCACGATCGCCTTTACTCCCTCGAGCGAGGGCTCCTGCTTCCAGACATGCACGGTATGGAAGACGCGGGCATGCCGCCGGGCAAGACTTGTGCCTTCATCGACCATCTGACTTTCGCCAAGGATGATCGAGGGCGACGGTGCCGGGCGCTGGTTGCGATCAAGGATCGAGCCCGCCGGCACAAGCGCAGTCACCGCCGGCGTTGCCACCAGGCGGTTGCGGATCGCGATCTGCACGGCCATGTCGATGCTCATCTTGCCTCCCGGATCGCTTTGGAGATGGCCCGGTTGATGCGCGCGACCGCGCGCTTCTTGCCGAGCCGCCAGGCCGGATAGAAGAAGGGTTGCGCCGGGCTTCCCGGGTGGGTGCGATAGCTGATCCGGCCCTTCTTGGACTGGCGGTTGCCCGCCCCGCCGGCCACCCGCTCGCCGCTGGTGCCGCCCTGGGTGCCGAACTCCACAAAACGGGCGTAGAAGGCCTCATCGTTCCCGGCGTAGATGGTGATCGACAGTGCTGCCCCGTCCCGCACAGCGCCGAGCGCCATTGCCCCTTCGGGGGGCGCCCCCCAGGTCCAGCCGATTGAGGCCCTGAGCTTGCCGTCATCAACCGGGCAAAGCGCCCGAGCGATGTCGCAGACCTCTTCGGCCGCGCGCTCCATGGCAGGCTGCACGGCGCGCCGAACTTCGGTCGGGATGGCGCGCATCCGCCGCTGGAACCGCCCGAGACCGCCGTCATCCATCTCAGAAGCTCCTGTCGCGGTAGCAGTCGACAATGTCCGAGACCCCGAAGGGCATTTCCCGCGCGCCCTCTCCCGCCGTCTCGCGGTTCTCGAACCACCAGGCCGTGAGCTGGCACACTGCTTCCTTCAGGGACGGCGGAACCGGGTCCTGACCTTCGCCACCGAACCGCGTGGCGATCGGATAGCCGAGCCACCGCTCGATGTAGTTCTGCGCCGCCTCGATCTTCGACTCGATCAGGACGGCATCGTCGAACTCGAGCGTGTCGATGGTGAAGGCCAGCTGACGCCGGACATCTTCTGCCGTGACGATTGCCATCGCGCCAGCCTCAGGTCGGGCTGGCGTTGGTGCGCACCACGTTCGAGTTGACCGCGACCGAGGCCGTCATCTTCATCACGTTGTTGGCCGCGTCCAGCGCTTCGCCAGCGCTCATCACCTTGCCGATGAACATGCGGGTCGAGTTCTTCGGCGAGGCACCGGATGCGGGCTTGTCGTTGAACTCGATCTTGAAGGCATAGTCGGCGGTCGTCTTCTCGGCCGCAATGATGGCGATCTGGCCCGCGTCGGCATAGTCGATCGCCATCACGAGTTCCATCGTGCCGGCGTTGCGGGTGCCCTTGATCGTCTTGGTGCGCCCCTCGCCGATGATGTCCTGCGTGATCGCCTCGGACGAGTCGCCGAAGCTGCCGATCGCGTCGAGGTTCTTGATCTCCACCCAGGTCTGGCTGGTGAAGTCAGATGCGATGAAGTCGGTCGATTTCATCTCGAGCGCCCCACCGATGAAGACCTTGGAGCCGGCCGTTGCAAAGAAAGGCATGATAGTTCCTCCTTCAGGAGTTGCGGCGCTCTTCCCGCTGTTTCGCGCCGGAATGACAGGATTTGCAGAGCGACTGCAGGTTGGTCGGATCGAGCCGCCGCTCGGGGGCGAGGCGCCGAGGTTCGATGTGGTCGACCTCGATCGCCTTCGCGCCGCAACGGCGGCACCAGGGATGCTTCGCGAGATGGGCAGCCCTGAGCTTGCGCCAGTCCCCGCCCAGGCCCCGCTGTGCGGCGCTCGGGCGGGTCTTGTCGAAGCGCGCCTTGCGTTCGGCCGCCCGGCGGGCCTCGCAGGGGCATTGCTGCCCGTGCTGGACCGTGTTGCCGCAACCGCAGAGGCGAGGCGCGCGCGACGGCATCAGGCCACCGGACGGCTGGCCGTGCTGCCGAGGACCGCAACCGCACCGGCTGCGATCGAGGTGCCGCCGGCCTTGGTCAGCGACAGGCGCACGAACCGCTTGTTCCCGAGATAGCCGAGCTTGTAGCTGGCCGATGCCAGGAGCGTCGCCGGAGCGTTGGTCTGGCGATGGGCTGCCGCCACATCGGTCCAGTTCGTCGCGCCATCGGCGCTTTCCTGCAGGGTCACGCCGAAGTCACCGGAACCCACGATCGCGCCCGTGGTGACGATGATCGTCGCCCGTTCGGCTTTCTGAAGGTCGATCGCGGGGCCAGTCACGGCGGCCGCCTGGACAGCCGGGGCCAGTGCAAGCACCGCCCCGATGTTCGAGAAGAGATCACGCATGGTTATGGCTCCTTACGAGGTGGCGATCTTGAGCTTGCGGAACCGCGCCGCTTGCAGGACACCCCCGCCGACACGCCGGGTGGCATGAATGCGGGTCAGTCCGGCGGTACGGCGCGTGTAGGGGTCGACCAGCACGTCAAGGCCTACCCGATCGAGGATCCGGTAGGCCGAGAAGTCGCCGTAGATGACCGGGAAGGCATCCGCCGCGACATCAGGCATGTCGACCATCTCGACCACCGGGCGCCCCAGGATCGTCTCGGGCTGGCCCATCTGGTAGCTCGGCTGCCACAGAAAGCTGCCGTTCGAATCCGTGAAGCCGCGGATCAGGCCCAAGGTCGTCCCGTTCATCGCCCAGACGCCCCGGTTGCGATAGGTCGCCGGCAGCGCATACAGGAGCTTGATCAGGTTTGCGGCGGTAAAGAGCCCCGCCCCGCCGCTCGCGGTGTAGGGAATATCGGCGTTGCGCATGAAGCCTTCCGGCTCGAGCGGGCCTTGCCCCCAGACGAAGGCCGTGGCCTCCTTCTTGCCGAAGTCCTCGGCCAGTGCCATGCGCACCTCTTCCTCGGCCTGCGGAGCGTCCTGCAGGAGCCGGTTCGAGATGTCGACAAAGGTCGCAAGCTCCTTCACGGCCAGTTCCTTCTGGCCGAAGGTGATGCCGGATTCCTCCCGATCCTGCGTCTCACCCACCCATTTCGCATTGGTGAGGTCGCTGCGCGTCGGATAAATGGTCGACGGCGCCACAGTCCCGCGCACCGAAGCAAAGGCGCGGATCGGCGAGAACTCGACCAGATCGCGGATGACCTCCGAGGACAGTTCGGGCGGGGCCAGATAGCCGCCCTGCGGGTCGCTCGACTGATTGAGCGCCTTCTTGTCTTCCTCGCTGATGCCGTCGCCACGGTAGAGATAGGCCGCGAAGGCCTTGCGCTCGGCGCTCGGCTCATCCTTGCTCTTGTCATCGCCAGTGGCGCGGTTGGCCTTCGCCTCGAGCTTGTCGAGACGCTCGACCAGGGCCGTGGTGTCGGACTTTTTCTCCAGGTCGGCGACCTTGGTTTCGACCATCTTGGTCAGATCGGCGAGCGCCTTCTCCACCTGTTTCGCCGGATCGTCGTCGTCGCCCTTCCGGACCAGGGCAGTGCTGCCGAGCAGCTGGGTCGTCTTCAGGTGCCGCATGATGTTACCTCGCTGCGAGCTGCGCCGTGGCGCGTTGAAGGGCAGCGGCGAGGCGCAGGGCACCCACCGCCGACTTGGCGGAAGTCACCTTCGCGCCTGGATGGCATGGCAGGGTCACGAGGGACGCTTCCATGAGTTCGAGGGTCTTGATGACCCGACCGCGTGGCTGCCGCGGGGTCACGTTTTCAGGGCGGAAGCCGATCGAGATGCCGCGCACCGCACCGGACTGCACCAGAGCGCGAACCTCGCGCGCGCGCTCCACCTGGTCGATCAGCAGACGGCCCTTGAGATAGAAGCCATCGGGCTTCTCTTCCGCCTGTTCCCAAACCCCGACCGGGTCGTTCGGATCATGGCCGAAGAGCATGGGCAACGGCATCCGGGCACCGGCAAAGGCGCCCTTCTCGATGACATCGCCCACCCGATCGGCGCTGCCGAAGGGCCAGGCCAGCGCCGTGATGGCACCGGCATCATCCACGAGGATCTTGGTCTCGATGAAGCTGCGGTCCATGATCAGGTCTCCGGGGCGAAGTTGCGCCGATCACCGGCAAAGGCATCGACCTGAGCCTCGACCCAGGCTGCCGCGCGCAGAAGGCGAAGGACGTTGGCATGGCTGAACGGCACCGGCGCGCCGTCTTCCGTCACTTCCCAGCCGAGGACACAGCGGGCGAGGCTGTTCTGCCGGGCCCGCTCGCGATCCGCCGCGCCCACATGCCCGTCCGAATCCGCCATTTCAGTCAGTTCATCGGACAACCGCACCCGGCCCCGGGCCTGCACCGAACTGTCCGGACCTGCGATCAGCAAGCGGATGCCAGTCGGCCGGCCGGTGAAGGGCTCGACCAGGTCAAGCCAGCGGCCACGATCCTGGTCTTCGGTATTGGCGAGGATGTCATTCAGCTGCATCGGCCGGGTCTTCCTGTTCTGGGTTGGCGCCGGGCTGGTTGCCGCCCGGGGTCGCGATGTTCGGATTGAGGAACTCGTCGCCCCCGTCGCGCGGCGTCATGCCCAGCCAGCCCCGCGCTTCGTTGGGGTTGATCGTGCGCGAGGCGATCAGGCTGTTGATTGCCGCCGCGCGGGTCGACAGGTCGGCCCGGGTCAGGTCGTCGCGATCGAACCGGATCACATGGGTCTTGCGCTCGGTGGCGCTGAAGAGTGCCCGGCGCAGCGCCCCTTCGAGGGCGCGCAGCCAGGGCTCGAGCGTGTAGCTGAGAAACTCCCGGCCCTTCTGTTCGCTGTTCGACCAGGTCGCGCGGCTCAGGTCGCCCACCATGGGCGCCGGGATGTTGAACGCCCGCGCGATTTCTTCGATCTGGAAGCGGCGGTTCTCCAGGAACTGCGCATCGGTCGAATTGAAGGTGATCGGTTCGAACGTCATGCCGTCGAAGAGGATCGCGGTGCGGCCAGAATCCTCGCCCTCATGGGCCGTGCGCCAGGCCGTGCGCGCCGCCTTTACGGCTTCCTCGCCCATCCCTTTCGGGATCAGGAGGGCACCGGACGGGCGGGCACCACGGCTGAAGAGCCGGGCTGCATGGCGATCGAGCGCGACCGCCACCGCGATCGCCGACATGGCCAGGCGCAGCGGCGGCCGACCGAGCGGCGGCAGAAGATGGATCACATCCTCGGCCGGGATCGGTTGATTGCTGCGCCGGTAGCGCCGCTCGCCGGTCACCTGGTCGATTTCATAGGTGAGGACGCCCGGCAGGTAGCGGATCACTTCGACCGGGCGGCCGCTCACGCGGTTGACCCAAGCAAGACCGCCAGCGTCGAGCGTCAAGGCATCGACCATCAGCTGGCGAATGAACTCGAACGCGGTAGTCCAGCCGTTCGCCTCATCGCGCAAGAGCGGCAGGACGGGATGGTCAGGAAGGTCAACCTCGACCGCGCCCTCGATCCGCTTGACGAAGACATCGAGGCTCGCAGCGGCCTCGGCGATGATCTGGATCGAGTTTACAACGACCGGAACCTGCATCGCCTCGGCCATCGTCACCGTGATGCCGTTGGCCGTCTGCGGCACACCCGTGATCAGTTCCATCCACGACGCGGCGGTCGCGAGGGACTTGGCTTCAGGCGCAGCGGCCGGTTTGGCGAAGGGGTTCCATTTCATTCTCCAGTTTATGCGGGTCCGGATCGGGCCGCGCCAAGCTGGCAAAACATGGGAAATCGTTGGTTTTCGTGGAAAGTCGGGGACGGCGGCAGCCTATTTCGACCGCAGCCAGGCCACGAGCTCGGCCGAGAAGGCGAAGTAGCGCCCGCTCGGCCGGTAGATCGGCACTCCCGGCTCTTGGGCGAGCTCACGGGTCGTGTCGGTCGAAAGCCCGATAAAACCGGCGATGGCGGTCAGCCCCCAGATCTTCCGGTTGGGCTCGAGCAGCTGGTCGGCGCGCCAGCGATCGAGCGGCGGCCGATCCTTGCTCTGGACGATGATTTTCGGCGTCTTTTCAATCGATCCCATTGCTCTCTTGCCTCTTGTCTTGATGTAAGGCTTTGATAAAAAGCCTATTTCCTGCGAATGACGCGATGGCTACCCCGCGCCGGTCCCCCGTCAGGGTCCAAAGTCTTGATCCACCCCCCCGGGGGCCGCACCGCCAAGCGCCCGACCGGTCAGCAAGGTATAGACCTCGATCGCCCGCTTTGTGACAGCTTGGACAAGCCGCTGATCGGTCACCTCGACTGACATCGCCACGCCGCTGCCGGTCTTGGCGGAGGGTGTGCCGATCTTGACGGACCCGTCTGCCTTCTCGAGCAGGACGCACCCT